CACACAACTCCACATCGTGGATTGGAATTACTATATCCAATCTTTGACGAACTAAGTAAACATCACGACAATATCCATCTCGATGTCTATTCATCATTTGCTATATATGGCTGGGCACAAAGAGATGATCCATATGTTGAGTTGTTTACAGAAATTCATAACCATCCAAATATGACGTACCATGGATCAGTTCCAAATGCTCAAATTATTAAAGCGTTGGAAACTGCAGATGTATTCTTATATCCAAACATTTGGAAAGAAACGTCATGTATTGCTCTTATTGAAGCAATTAAATGTGGTGTGTTATGTATCCATCCAAACTATGGTGCTTTAACAGAAGTATCTCAAGGTCAGACATTAACGTATGATTATAGTGAGGATAACAATATGAATGCAAACGCTGCCTATAGTATTGCTGACCAAGTGTTAAACACTCAAAAGGAAGATAATGAATTCCTTAAGCGTTTCACTACATCAGACCGTGCATTCTTATCTAAAAACAGCATCCCTATTTTTGCAAATAGTTGGAACAAACTATTAAAGGAACTTAATGGCTGATATCATAGACTTTCCAAAAGACAAACAAAATGGTCCACCTCAATCTAAAGAAGAAGTTGCTGAAAAGCTGCTTGAATTTAAATTGGGTCATGCAGACCAAATCGCTGAAGTCCTTTGGCAATATGTATTAACAGAGCTTATTAGGGCTGGATGTATATTTGGCGTAGACGAAGCAGCGGAGCAAAATAAACACTTCCCTGCAATGGTCTTGGTCTTAGAGGCAATTAAATCACTTCATTTGTCAACGTATGGGATACATCATCCTTTACAAGACTTCGCTGGAGATTCAATTAATATTGATGATTATCGTGAAGAACAAGAAATAACTATTGACATTGATGAAGATCTAGAGTAGAATGGAACTCTAGATTAAATTATAACATGAGAAAATAAAATGGCTATATTAGTAGACTATAATCAGGTTATCTTAGCCTCGCTTTTCGCGAGTATTGGTAATCACACAAACATCGACATTGACGAGAATATCATTCGTCATATGTTTTTAAATTCAATTCGAGCTAACCGTAAAAAGTTCCATAAAGACTTTGGTGAGATCGTAATTTGTGCTGACGGCAAAAACACATGGCGCCGTGAAGCATATCCTTATTATAAAGGTAACCGTAAAAAATCACGAGATGAGTCTGATTTGGATTGGAACAACCTTTTTAGTATTATGAATACTATTCGTGATGAACTTAAAGAGCACTTCCCTTATAAAGTGATCCATATTGACCATTGCGAAGCCGATGATATTATCGGTACTATCATTCATGACAATGGAACTGAATTGAACATGGGGTCAGAACCTTACTTGGTTCTATCAGCTGATAAAGATTTCATTCAGCTTCAAACATACGCCAATGTTCAACAATTTGATCCGATACGCAAACGTTGGATTAGAAACGATAACCCAGCTATGTACCTTGAAGAACATATTCTAAAAGGTGATACTGGTGACGGTGTACCAAATATCTTATCACCAGATAATTGTTTGGCAGTTGGTCAACGGCAAAAGCCAATGACTCAAAAACGTCTTGCTCAATTCAAAGGTAACCCAGAAGAAATGGACGAGGAAACTCTACGTCGTTTTCATAGAAACAAAATGATGATTGACCTTACGCAAATTCCTCAGAAATACCAAGAGCAAATTCGTGCAGAATATAACCAAGAAAAAGAGGTTGGACGGTCTCAATTGTTTAACTTCTTTATTCAAAAGAAACTTAAAAACTTAGTTACAGATATACAGGATTTCTAATGGCAATACGTAGATCAATTTCAGAAATAATTAACCACTGCTCTACAATCAAAAATAAGAGTGAAAAGGTTACATGGCTGCAGGAAAATACATCTCAGCCATTGCAAGTTGTGTTAAAGAATATATATGATAGTAGGGTAGAATTTTTAGTACCTGATACACCTCCACCTTGGACTTATAACGAGTTTGAAAACGAGGCAAAATCATTACTATATAGAGAAGCCCGTCGACTTAATATTTTTGTTAAAGGCGGAGGATACGACGAATTAAACCAAATTAAACGAGAGTCACTGTTTATCAGTTTACTTGAGGATTTAGATAACGGTGATGCTGATTTAATAGCCAATCATATGATATCTAAAAAACCAGTTAAGGGTTTAACTAAAGCAGTTATTAACGAAGCATTTCCAAACTTAGTAGAAGAATAAGGTCTATGGCAAAAACATTTAAAAAATTCCGTGAAGATTACGATGAATGGGACGAGGTAGGCGACGATGATGTATCGTTGAAAGAACAACGCCTCAAAAATCGCAGAGAACGTAAGCGAAATAAACGAGAAGAAAACTACAAAACGTTCGACGAAAAAGTTGAAACGAAACGAAAATAACTATTGACATTTGAGTTCTAATAGTGTATATTGATTCTATAAGGTAAAACAAAAGGAATCAATACTATGGGTACTTCATCAATGATCGGTTATATTAAAGAAGACGGCACGGTAGCTGCTACATATTGTCACTATGATGGTTATGTAGAGTATAACGGTCGTCTTCTTTTAGATTCATATAACACTCCAGAAAGAGCAAAAGAAGTTGCTGAAACTGGTTACCTTTCTAGTCTAAAAGAAGACTTGGAAGACTCTAAATCAGAAGCTGTTCACAAAGAAGAACCTTCAGTATTTAATACTCCTTTAAATTTTATCAACGATGGCGACACAACACATGGCGCTCAGTATCTTTACCTTTTTGATGGTGAAGACTGGTTGATTACTTCAACTGAAAATTTAGAAAATCGTAAGTGGTCATTAGTGGAAGATAAATTAAATTAAATGAAATTAACTATTGACATTCTCAATAGAATCAGTTATATTGTATATATCAAATGAAAACAAATAGGAAAAATAAAATGACAAAGACAATCAAAAAATTCGACCAACCAACACTTCGCAATCTTCGTGTTGAAATGCAAGCATTGCTTGAGGCATATGGTGTCGATACTGGTTTGGAAATCACAGTAGGAAACATGAGTTTCTCAGAGGTTGAAGTCAATATTAAAGTCCAAGCAAAAGTAAAAGGTGCAGAAACTTTGACTGACCGAATTCTTCAAATGGAAGTTGATCGTCTTGGTCTAAAAATGGAAAATAAAGCAGGTGATAAACTTGTAGAGTATAAAACACGTGCTCAAAAATACTCATTCGTATATGAGTCTCGTGGAAAATTGTATAAGACTGATGAGCGTGGTATCGTAGCACGTTTCAAAGCAGCTTAAGTTAAGAAAGAATATAATATGAAATTGAATGAAAAACTAATACTCGTTGATTGTGATGGGGTACTGCTTGATTGGCAGTACTCTTTCTATAAATGGATGGCTGCTCGCGGTCATCATCCAGTTACTGATGGTGTTTATGATATGGGTAAAGTGTTTGACATGTCATATGACGAAGCCAAACAAATGTGTGAATACTTTAATTGTTCCGCTGCCATTGGTTGGTTAACACCTTTCCGAGATGCCGTAAAATACGTACGTAAGTTACATGAAGATCATGGTTACGTATTTCATTGTATCACATCTTTGTCTACAGATAAATATGCTGGTAAACTACGGACTAAGAACCTCGAAGCACTCTTCGGTAAAAAGGTTTTTGAGGAAGTGATTTGCTTAGAATGTGGCGGTGACAAAGACGAAGCCCTAGAACCATATCGTGATAGTGGATGTCTTTGGGTAGAAGATAAAATTGAGAACGCAGACCTTGGTCTAGAACTCGGTTTAAACTCTGTATTAATCCAACACGAACATAATAAAAATTATCGTGGAAATGCAATTAAAGTTGCAAATTGGCGTGAAATTTACGAACTGATATTATAAATATAACCATGGAAGGAAGTTTAATTGCCCAGTTATACTTTTAAGAATATTGAAACAGATGAAATTTTTGACTCGATCATGTCTATGGCCGAGAGGGAAACTTTCCTTACAGACAACCCAAACATAACACAATTAGTTGGAAGGCCACCGGCAATCGGTGATCCTATTCGTCTTGGTTTGAGAAAACCTGATGACGGATTTCGAGATGTACTAAGAAATGTTCAACATCATCACAAAAAGGATAGTATCAACACTTGGTAATATCCACTAGGAGGTTTCATGGCAAAACAGCGAAGACTATCCCGCAAGGAAAAACGAAGAATAGAAAGAGATCAAGATCATATGATGGGTATTCTAAACACTAAGTTTACAATGCGCAAAATTAGACCACTCACGCCATCACAGGCAGACTTATTCGAGTCGTATAACGAAGGATACAATCTAGCAGCCATCGGAACAGCAGGTACAGGAAAAACAATGTGTGCTACATACTTGGCACTCAATGATGTACTACAGAAAGGAGAGTATGAAAAAGTCGTCATAATTAGATCTGCAGTTCAGACTAGAGAGCAAGGCTTTATGCCGGGCACTCAGGCTCAAAAGGAAGCGGTGTTTGAAGCACCGTATACCGATATAGTAAACGATCTATTCGATAGAAAAGATGCATATAATCTAATGAAGTCAAAAGGAATGATTGAGTTTAAAACTTCATCGTTCGTCAGAGGATTAACTTTTGATAACGCAATCATAATCGTAGACGAATGTCAGTCAATGACATACCACGAACTTGATAGTATTATCACAAGAGTTGGAGAATCATCAAAGATTGTATTTTGTGGAGACACAAAGCAAGATGATTTAGCAACATCTAGAAATCGCGCAGATATTACAGGACTACACGATTTCCTCAAAGTCTTATACGCAATACCATCATTTGACGTAGTAAGATTTGGGGTTAATGATATTGTTCGCTCCGGATTAGTAAAGGAGTACATTATGGCGAAAGAACAAATACTCGAACATGTAGCATAAACATGTATAAATAAACTAAATAGAATGCCTTGGATTAGTTCTGAGGCATTTTTAGTAAAGGGAAACGAAATGCCATTAATGACGACAGAAGCATTTACTAATATTGGGCATGCCTGTACTGCACCGGGACCTGGGCATCCAAAACCTTTTCATAAAGCAAACTATGTAGCATCGCAAGATAAAGTTAAATGCGGTGGATCTAAAGTAATACGTCAAGGTGACTCAACTAAATGTGGAGATCCTGTAGCAGCCTTTTCAAGTAAGGTTAAAGTTGGTGGTAAAGGTGTACATCGTTTAAATGATGCTACCTCTGGGCATCCATGCCACTTTGGACCTAATGCATCTGCAGGTGGACACCCAAACGTAAACGCGGGATAAGACTATGACTGAAGGAACAGTAACTGGGTTCGTAAACTTTACGAGATCAAATCCGGATTACTTGGCATTATTAACAGCATTGGCTGCTGAAACTGATCCTATACTTAGGGCAGCGATTGAAGCGCAAATCGTATTTACATCTCCTTTATCCAGAGATGAACAAGAACTATTTGAATATAGCCATTTTGATTACATAGAAGATAACCCAGGATACGTAAACGCAGAAGCATCTTTACCATATGTTGCAGTGAATTATGTAGCAAATGGATATATCAGTAGTACGGCATTGGCTGCAGCAGTGCCATATGTTATTGAAAACTACGTGATAGAAGGTTATATAAATATAGAAAACAACGGAGTTAGTATAAGTAATGAAAGCGGTTGGACTGCTTACGTTGGTGAATACTACAGTAAAGACGGGGAAATAACATAATGGCAATTACTAAACGCGGCGATAAGGGTAGTGCTTTAACATATGACGAAATGGACGATAACTTTGATGCTATCGCTCCACGTACCAGTGAAACTGGTGCAATTCAAATTCCCGCTGGTACAACTGGCGAAAGACCAACTGGTCAATCAGGCCATTTACGTTTTAACACTGCATCTCAACAATTTGAAGGATTTCAAGGAACGACATGGTCAAGCATCGGTGGTGCAGGCGGTGGAGGTGGAAGTCCAGGTGTACAAGGTGTTCAAGGTACTGACGGAAATGCCGGTCCTTCAGGAAACCCAGGTTTACAAGGTTCAACAGGTGACCCAGGGCTTGAAGGAGATCCGGGTCCACAAGGTATTACTGGTCAAACTGGTGATGAAGGCCAACAAGGTGACCCAGGGATCCAAGGTCCAGCTGGTTCCGTTCAAGGTTTACAAGGTACTATTGGTACTCAAGGTTTTACAGGTACTGGTATACAAGGTTCAACCGGTACAGGCGCTGATGGAGACGAAGGTGCTCAAGGTATCCAAGGTGCAGCCGGTTCTACACAAGGCGTTCAAGGTTTAAGAGGACCAGATGGTTCTGACGGATTTGGTGCCCAAGGCATAACCGGTTTCCAAGGCGCTGCAGGTTCAGTTCAAGGTATTCAAGGTACTGTTGGTCCAGCAGGGTTTGGCTCACAAGGTGTGCAAGGTACACAAGGTATTGAAGGTCAAGTAGGCGAAGACGGTGAACGTGGTTTACAAGGTAATGATGGAGCAGGTTCTCAAGGTACTACTGGTTTTCAAGGCGGTCAAGGTACACAGGGTTTTCAAGGTAATGATGGTTTTGGTAACCAAGGTATTCAAGGTATATATGGTAACGATGGACCACAAGGCGTCCAAGGAATGGGTATTCAAGGTACAACCGGTGTAGGTGCTGATGGACCGCAGGGTATTACTGGTATTCAAGGTAATGACGGCGATATCCAAGGTGTTCAAGGTTCAACTGGTGCTGGTCAACAAGGTACACAAGGTCTGCTTGGCCCTATTGGTATTCAAGGAAACTTTGGACCAGAACTTCAAGGTATTCAAGGTCAAGCTGGTTCAACACAAGGTTTTACAGGTACAATAGGACCTGACGGTATTCAAGGTATCCAAGGTACGCAGGGTTTATCACTACAAGGTGAGCAAGGTTTGCAGGGTCAACCTGGAAATGATGCAACCGGTTTCCAAGGTGCTCAAGGTGTACAAGGTGGAAACGGTGCTCAAGGATTACAAGGACCAACGGCGTTTCAAGGTTTACAAGGATTTGGTGGACCGGGTGCTATTGGTGTACAAGGACCTCAAGGTTTACAAGGGTTTGTTGGTGAACAAGGTGACGATGGTACTGTCGGCCCAACTGGACCTGCAGGTAATCAAGGTACACAAGGCGTAAAAGGTGATGAAGGATCTGAAGGACCCGGTGGTCAAGGTGGTATTCAAGGTGTGCAAGGTACACAAGGTTTACAAGGTGTTTCCGAAGCTGGTACGCAAGGTATCCAAGGTCCGACAGCATTCCAAGGCGTTCAAGGTTTAACTGGAGCTGGTACTCAAGGTGTCCAAGGTTTACAAGGTTTAACTGGATCTGGTAATCAAGGTGTCCAAGGTTTACAAGCCGTTCAAGGTTTACAAGGTCTATCTGCTTCAACTTCAAGTATTGACGATAATGGTAATGCAACTGCTATGACGATTGATGCATCAGAAAATGTTTTAATTGGTACTACTTCTACAGGTGCGGCAACAGCTAGCAATGGTGCATATGTTACTCCAGATGGTCAGATTATTGGACGTTCAGATGGTATTGTATCTTACCTTAACAGACGCACTACAGATGGTCAGATTATGCAGTTTATGAAAGACGGCGCATCTATAGGTAGTATTGGGGTTGATAGTGGAGACAACCTAACAGTATCAGGTTCGGTTGCAAATCATGGTGGTTTATATATGGGGACTAATACTGTAATCCCTATGTCTGGTGGAGTATCGTCTAGTGGTACAGTATCTCTTGGTAATACTGGTACTTTATGGAAAGACCTCTACGTATCAGACGGTGTCTACCTCGGTGGCACTGGGTCGGCTAATAACTTAGACGATTATGAGGAAGGGACTTTCACTCCTACATTTACATCATCTGGTACAGTTCCCAGTTTAACTTACACTACCCAAACAGGAACATATGTAAAAGTAGGCAACCTAGTAACTATTTGGATAAAACTTAGAATAAACACTATCTCTAGTGTTGGCTCTGGAAATTTAAGGGTGGCTGGCTTGCCCTTTACCGTCACTGACGCATGTGCCGAAACGGGTGGGTCTGTTGGTTTATGGTTAAGTATGGCCACGTCTTCTGGAACAGAAATTGTGCAGCAAAGGTCAGGTGGACTACAATTATTCGTACTGCAAAATACTACTAATGGTGCGCACTCTGTAAATGCAATGGCAAATGGCGGATACTTGAGATGCACCACATCTTATACAACATCATAACCCTCTCAGAGATTGGGTCGGACAGGTGGCTTTGCCACGATAAACAAAGGAGGCCGATATGGCATTAACAGAAGAAACAATAGAAGATAAAATTGAAATCGTAGGCGATTATAAATCGGTGCAAGTTCGTACGGCAACAATAATTAAAAGAGATGGCACAGAGATTAGTCGCTCATTCCATCGTCACGCGTTATCTTGCTCAACTAAAACAGATGATACGTGGGCAGACACAGACAT